TTCCATCTGGTACATACCCCGTCTCCCGTTATCCGGAAGCTGACAACAATAAAAAGCCACCAGTTAATTCCTGATGGCCCTGATGCATAAACGTCATAATACCTGACTGTTATGATTGACAATAATGATAATGTTTATATAGAAAGGTTCCCGATGTGTGTTACATATCATTTCTCCACGGGGAATATCCCCACGCCAGCGCAGACTCTTTTACCCGTTCTCTTCTGCGCTGGCTCTTTTTTATTATGCTGCTGCATTTACCTCTGGCACCAGGCTTTCTATCTCAACACAATACGTGGTACTTCTTGTAACCAATATCATAACGATTAATCGACATAGAATTTCTCCCGTGTACAGGAACAGAGTTAAAAAGCCGGAACCGGAATCAAATCACAGGATGACCATCTGCCAGTGGCAGGTCATAAAAAAAAGGCCGCGCCATGCGCAGCCAGAACTCACAAGGAAAATGATAGAAGGAAATAACATTAGTGATGTACGCATGGCGCCTCCCGCTAAGTTCTGCAATGATCAAACAGAACTCGCTACGTGCCCTTAAAACTCGATCATTTAGCCCCTCCAAGGAGGATTCACCATGCGGTTGGTTTTTTAATAAACAGTAAACAAAAAAGTCAAGAATTATTCATTCTGTTCTTTCATCATCGGCCACAGCAATACCACAATGCCGCAGACCAGAGCGCCATCAGTCAGTACCAACATTATCCTGCTGGTGAAATCCATCATCACCATCACTAAAAGCAGGATCACAACAGCAAGCAGACACAGTTTATAAAACAATGTTCAGAAAACGCATTCAGCATGCCTAAGGTTCTATTCCTACGAATAGCCAACTTGCAACTTAAAATATTATTTATGCAGCCAATTAAATTCTGGTCCTTACAATATCAACCTGAAGATTCTTATCTTGTGCTGATTGATAAATCACAAACCTTTTACTACCTGCATTGAAAGAAGTAGACAAAACCAGACAATTATCATAGCGAGCAAGAACATAATACCAACCATCATTATAATTAATCATTTCATATTCTTTCTTAAACTGCGGTTTGTAATATCCTGTCAGAAATGAAAAAAGCCAGAAATATGCCACAAAAGCAATCATCACAATCTCAAAAAAATGTTTTTTTATAAATGGCTTATCATAGAAGCATGATACCGATAAAAATCGCCCATAAGATCTTATCGAAATTGTAACCGCCAGCGCAATCGCTGCTGACAGTAGCAAAAGAGGTACCTGAATCTTCTGTCTCAATATAGAAAACTCAATAATTGCCGGCACAAACAATAATTCCACAGCAAAATAAAGGCGAAATACATTTAGCTCTTGCATAGAATGTTTTCTTTTCACTGCGAAAAAGAATACAACACCAATACCCCAACCGATAAGAAATATAGCAATGACGATAACTGCAAAAAATAAACTTCTGGCAACATCATCAACACCTGCACCTACAATCCACCATGGGAAGCCGTAGTAAAAAGAAGTACCCCATCCATAGAAATAAGCACTCCCCCATCCAAGGCATCCCATGTAGGCAATAAAAAGTGAAGAACTCCTGAGCAGCGCACCATCCTTCATAACCACCCCAATACAAGATGATAACATTGGCTTACAACTCATAACAAAAGCAATTCAATGCCGTCAAGAGGTTACAGGCTAAAAAAACTCTATTACATTGCAGTCAGCATGTTTACTACACAAATACAATTCAGAGCATAAAAACTACTCGGCGGCAGGTTATTGAGACTCATCAATGACATGTAAAAAACGCCCATTATTGGTGTCAAGTTTCCCCAAAGTTATTCAAAAAGTCAATATTATGCCGTTAATATGTTGCCATCCGTGGCAATCATGGCGCTAACGTGTGATCGCATTCAAAATGTTGTCTGCGATTGACTCTTCCTTGTGGCATTGCACAACCAGAGCGTCATACAGCGGCTTAACAGTGCGTGACCAGGTGGGTTGGGTAAGGTTTGGGATTAGCATCGTCACAGCGCGATATGCGGCGCTTGCTGGCATTCTTGAATAACCGACGCCTTTACATCTTCCGCACTCTTTCTCAGCAACTATCCCCCACTGCTCTGTTTTGGCTATATCAACCGCACGGCCTGTACCGTGGCAATCTCTGCATCTTGCGCCCGGCGTAGCGGCACTACGGCAATAATCCGCATAAGCGAATGTTGCGAGCACTTGCAGTACCTTTGCCTTAGTATTTCCTTCGAGCTTTGCCACACCACGGTATTTCCCCGATACCTTGTGTGCAAATTGCATCAGATAGTTGATAGCCTTTTGTTTGTCGTTCTGGCTGAGTTCATGCTTACCGCAGAATGCAGCCATTCCGAATCCGGCTTGTGATTGCGCCATCCCCATAGCAGCCATCACATCAGTACCGGAAAGAGAGTCAGAAGCCGTAGCCCGTGGTGAGTCGCTCATCATCGGGCTTTTTGGCGAATGAAATTTAGCTACGCTTTCGAGTCTCATGCGCCTTCTCCCTGTACCTGAATCAATGTGAGATTTCCGCAGAACACTGCGCCGGTATCGATATACATCTGGTTGGCAAATTTGAGTGGTTTCACTGCTTGCGTATGACCAAAGATGAACGTGTCCGCGCCTTTGATTTCTTTCACGATCCCGTCTTGTGAGTTGCTGATTCGTTCGCGGTTCCAGATTACCTGCTGATGATCAACTGGCTTTCCAAACTCGTATTTATCACAAGGATAATCGGCGTGGCAGATGACATATTTTTTTCCTTTACTCACCAGTTCGATGATTAACGGAAGTTCATCTGCTTTATGGGCAAGAGCTTTAGCCAGAATTTCTTTGTCGTAATCGAGATTAAAGAACCAGCCACCGCCATTAAGCAGCCAGTGATTGACGTTTCCACGCTCTGATAAGCCATCAATCATCATTTGCTCATGGTTTCCACGTACAGCTCTGAACCAGGGGAATGTGATTAATTCCAGGCATTCTACGTTCTCTGTACCGCGATCAACCAAATCGCCCACCGAGATAAGCAGGTCTTTTTTGGTGTCGAATCCTATCGTCTCCAGTTTTTTCATCAGGTTCGTGTAGCATCCGTGCAGATCGCCAACTACCCAAATATTTCGGTATTTGCTGCCATCAATTCTTTCGTAGATATTCATGCAACCTCACTTCTGCTGTTTCGCAGTTTTTTAAGTTTCTGTTGATACTCCGCCTTGATGGCCCTGCACTCTTCGACAGTCCAGCGATAGCGGTTATGGTTTGATTCGATTTCCTCTACTGCTTCCTGCCCGATGCGGCTAATCAGTTCGACGCGATACGGAACGAGATTTCCGCTTTTGTGCTGGTTGCACACCACGCATTGCTTGTGAATATTGCGTTCATCAAATCGGAGTTGAGGTGCCGCAGCAGTTGTCCGGTAATGTCCGGCATCCCACTGAGCAGACGTGAGCGTTCCGCACGAGATACATGGTAAGTCGCGGTCTCTTTCTCTGATGAAGGCGTTTACGGCTTGTTGGGCTTGTTTAATCCAGTAACTGCGGGGCTTTAAGGCGAGTTTTCGAATCTTAAGTTTATCTTTCTGTTTCTGCTCCTCTCGTCGTCGTTTCTTCTCTGCTGCTTTTTCCGCTTTTTCGCGTTCTTTACTTCGTCGTTCGAGTGCTATCTTGGTTCCACAAATCTCATTACACCAATATTGATTTTGATATTTTGGTATAAACCATTCATTGCAACATTTACATTTCCTTCGATAGATTCGCATAAGTGCTCCTTTCGTTGCCGGAAAAATCACCGTAATACTTATCTCGGGCTTCTTCAGCAACTAGTACCGCTAACTCCAGATCATCAAAGCATCCGAAGTGTTTACTCTTGCCATGGAATCCTAGCCTAACATTCCATTTTTTCTGTCGTTTGTGCCAAGTAACCCCTCTGCAACCTGATTTGCTATTCTTTCGGATCCTTATATTTCTTGAATTTTCTATTGGCAGGCATTCTCTTAAATTTTCTGGCCTATTGTCGGTCCTAATTCCATTAACGTGGTCAATTTGACCAGCAGGCCAACGATTATGAGTTATGTAAAAAACTAAGACGTGAGTTTTATATCTACGCCCATCTATCATGATCATTGAATAACCGTTGGAATCAAAAGTTCCAGCAACACTATTTAATGCTATCCTTCCCTGAGTGGGAACTTTCCATCTAAATACCCCGGTAGATTTATCGAAACTTAGTAACTCAAATATCCTTTTAACAGTTAAATCTTCTCTTTTACGGTTACATCGTCTTCGCGCTGGTTTAGCCATCGCCTTCTTCCTCCGTAATGGTTTTCTGAATTTGGCCACCTGAACAGAGCTCACCAAAGCTATGGATGTCGGTATTTCCACAATACCAAGATGGCGAAAATAACTGCATGATAAGCCTCAGGGAAAAGGGAAGACACTACCCCCGATAATTCAGAAACAAATCGAAATACATGAACTAAAGAAAAATCACAACAAATAGAAATAGAAATAGAAATAGAAATAGAAATAGAAATAGAAATAGAAATAGAAATATTAAAACAGACCACCACATTCCTGATGTCATACTCACTAAACAATTTTTCGACAACATGGTAGCTCATAGCACGTTATCGTGTAGACACCCTCTGCTACGTATTCGGTGTTCAGTGCAATATCTACAAATACTGGAAAAATCTAAAATCGAGGCAAGTTTTTAGTGATAACTATAGTTAGACTATATTGACGACCTGATGTGCTGTATGTAATAACTAACAAAAAATATTTTCCATGGGATTTTTTATTTTAATGAAATGCAAAATATTTTTATCAATAGTTAGTATTATGGAAAACCATTAATTCAGGAGGAAACTTGATTCCAAATTCAACTTCAAATAAAGGTTATGTATGCATTGACATGCAGTGTTCGTCAACCTCTGAACCAACAGCTTCTACCTCCAGCAACCGGAGTATTAAATTAGCCGCTTCCACAAATGTATATCCGATAACAAGAAACGACTCCGAGCTCACTCTGAACGATTTTCTTGATAATAGCTCTTCTACGTCATCATTGGACTACATTAATGAATTGGGTTCTCAACTGACGTTAAATGATTTTCTTGACAACATAAAGACAAATGAGGTGGATAGAACATGTACGGATGTGGTAATTAATATCCCACAAGAGATACAAACAAATACACAGGAAAATGATTTGTTATTATCCGATAAAAATAATTCAATATGCATTGAAATCGATGAAAGAATTACAAAAATCCTAACATGCAAGCAAAAATATCAACTAGACAGCATCATTCATGAAATTATACCAAAAGAGAATGAGAGTGCAGAAACTGTTCTCCATCTTATGAGAGTTCTGAACGATCAATATCATCAGGTATATAATCAGTCAGGATGTTTTTATAAAGCCTATATGGCCATACACAATAAAATCGAACAGATACTTCCATATGCGTTCAGAGCCGGAGGCGGAATCAGCATTCACTTGCTCATACAGGCATTATTTTTTAATGGCGACTATAACAAATCACCTTCACAGTCTCAACAACCATCTTTATATACATCACCTTCTCCAACAATAAATACAGAAGCATTCTTAAGTAATGTATTATCACTAGATATAACCCAGGTACGCATACTTGGTGATTTACTATCAGCAACTTTATTTCATGCACCAACAATATTCTATCAATATCCTAAACTAATAGATGAAGTTAAGTATTGTATAAGTAATAAAAAAATAACAGGTTCGGTTATAGCACGATTTACTCTATGTTTAACAAGTACATTACTAACCATGTCACCACTGTTAATGCTTAATGGAGCAGTTAAAACAGGTAGCATAGTAAGAACTATAGGTAGGGGAGTGAGTTATGCTGATATACCATTGGCCTTAGCTATATTAGGTGACTCATGGTATAAAGCTTATAAACATGGTTCTTCTGATAACCCAAATTCTGCTCAGAGATTTATATCGCAAGAAGCGGCCTTTAAAACCACCCAGCGGGTATTAACACAAGGATTAAGTCTGATGTCCTCTTTATCGGGAGCAATCATGCGCTCTCTTGAGAAAGGCACACCACCACAAATGATGTCTTTATTCATCGTAAACATACTAAATCTATTATTTCATCAAAATCCATATGAAGGGGCATCAGCAAGTGCTAATGCTTTGAAAAGATCAACTTACTCCCATAATCCGGACATACTAAATACTCAGGCAATAGCTCTTTGTGTTGACCTCCAGCATACAAAAAATATAACCATGCCACTTTTCAAAACAAAAGACAGGATATCTTACGCATTCAATGGACAAAGAACATCCCCAGAAGACCAAAAACAAATACTGAAAGAAGTTATAAACTCCTGTACCCAAGGAGAAAGAGCCATTTTAAATACATCACAATCAGAAACATGCAAACATAAAATCGATGAGATTTATGAAAAAAGATTCTCAGAAACAGAACTAAATACATTACCAAACGAAATGAAAAATTTCTTGATATTTTTGAACAAAACTCATGAGAAAGATATTTCGCGTTTAAGCATTGGTAACGAAGTTAATGAAAAAATAATTGCAGTTATAGTCAAGACGTTAGCATATAGAGAGTCTATGTTGTGTTAGACTTTAACTCTACATTGATATAACATTAGCCAAATATTCAACAGTGTATGCGACCAAACACCAACATGTCGCATACATATACAATTTGAATATTTAATTATATTTACTTAATGTATTTCTATAAAAGCAAATTACAAACTCACAACAAAAAACCTCATAACACATTAACAATCAATTCTTTTCATCTTTATAAATTCTCATATCAGGCTTGCACCCGATAAACCGACGAAAACTATTTAAAACCCATCGAGTGAAGTAATCTCTAAAACCAAAGAAATACCAAGTGAAAATATTCACGATAAAATGCCCGGTCAAAGCCCCTCCTGTACCGCATGCAAGAACAGTAAAAAATCAGATGTTTTCATAAATATCAGTCCTCATCGTTTTGCCTGGCATGTCCTTTACCAGCAATCTTCTGTATGCACTAAGCCTAGATAGAATCCACTCAGTGTACACTGAAGCCCGCTCGACGCTTTCTTGTTCGTAACTTCGATTTTAGTCAATCACCTTGTTTTCCTCGCACGATGTCTTAGCCACCGGATATCCCACAGGTGAGCCGTGTAATTGAAGGTTTTTACGTCAGATTCTTTTGGGATTGGCTTGCGTTTATTTCTGGAGCGTTTCGTTGGAAGGTATTTGCAGTTTTCGCAGATGATGTCGGTGAAACTTCGTCGCTGTCGCCTCATGCCGCCCTCCTGACGCCCTGCCCGATCGCCATCAATGCCGCTTTGGATACGGTAGTAAACATCCGTCGAGGACTGATGAACGGTCGCCAAATCAGCAGCATGGAGCCTTTACTGTTTCCCTTCTTCTCCAGCCCTGTCGATGGTTCGATAAAATTAATCCGTCCATCAGTGATAATGCGAACTTCGTCAACACTCTCCAGAGCCTTGCTGAACCATCCGACAGACATATCCTCTGGCACAAGCATCACTACCGTCTGTCGCTGTTGTATGCACTGCTCAGCGGCTTTTTCCACCCACGGCCTGATATTGCTGTACGGTGGGTTATTCCAGATTGCACCGTGGCTTATCCACTCAGAATTGAGTGCGTCGTCGGCCTCAGTTAGCCAGTGAGCGCACAGAGCATTTTTGTCGCTCGCAGCTGAATCCAGCCAGAATCCAAACTCAATATCCAGCGCATCAAAAAGCCAAAGCGGCGTTTGCCAGCAGTCCTTGTCGTGTGCTGGTGTATTTGATTTGATAGTCATGCAGCCCTACCTTTTCGTTGTGACCATTCATACTCTCGCCGGGAGTCATCACTCCACCGCACGTTGCGCTCTGAGCCGAACCAAAACATGATTTCGATAAGCTCAGTCATGCTGGCCTTTCGCATTTTGCTGGTACGCACGCCAAGCATGACAACGCCACCATCGATACCAGGCACACTTCGTTGCTCCAGTTTTTTGGTCTTAAGCCACAGGGCAGTGAACAGGTCTTTCCAGTCCTCCGGCGCAAGTCTCTGTCCATGCCAAAGCACCTGACGTGATACGTCCTGCAATAACGCCCACATAAGGCGGTTTTGAGGATTGCTCCGCTTTGGTTCTTTAATGTGGACTTCGTGAGGTGACTTGTCGTCGATCGGAAGTGAGAGTATTGCGTCTATGGCGTTGTTTCTGATTGCTTCGTTGCGAAGCATGTATATTTGCTTCATTGTCACCTCAACTCACAAAACGCCACGCCATTTTTGCTACAGCGACAGGCGCAACACCGATAATCACCCACAGGAGAATGCTACCGAACAGCACACCCACCAGGTCTTTACCTTCGCCTACCAACCGGACAAAACTTCCGACAACCGCAATGAACGTCGACACCATCCACATAGCACCGAGAATCCTCAATGCAGAAAAAATCAACTCAACCACGATTTACTCTCCCCCAAATAAAAAGGCCTGCGATTACCAGCAGGCCTGTTATTAGCTCAGTGATGTAGATGGTCACCTTTTAACTCCATATACCGCCAATACCCGTTTCATCGCGGCACTCTGGCGACACTCCTTAAAAATCAGGTTCGTGCTCATCTTTCCTTCCCGTTCTTCCCTGGTAGCAAACCGGTAATACACCGTTCGCCAGACCTTACCTTCGATAACCAGAAGACCTGCACGTGCCATTTTAGCCGCGGCCTGATTTATGCTGGTTACTGTTGCGCCTGTTAGCGCGGCAACGTCCGGCGCACAGAAGCTCTTGTGCGTCTCCAGATAATGAATAATTGCTTCTTTGCCCGTCATAGACTTGCTCCTTTCAGTCCGAACTTAGCTTTGATTTCTGCGATCTTCGCCAGAGCCTGTGCACGATTTAGAGGTCTGCCGCCCATGACAGGAAGTTGTTTTACTGGTTCAGGGATCGCCTCACCACGGTTAATTCTCGCAGTCATATGGACAAGCTCATCTGCGGCCTTACGGCGTAATTCCGCATCAGTAAGCGCATTGGCCCGCATGTTCTGATACAGGTTGGTAACCAGCCAGTAGTGCGCGTTCGATTTCCACGGATAAGACTCTGCATCCGGATACAGGCCTCGCTTCCGGCAATACTCGTAAACCATATCAACCAGCTCGCTGACGTTTGGCAGTCCGGCGATAACGGATGCTTCTTCCCGGCACCATGCAACAAACTGCCCGGGTGATGGCAGAAATGGTCGATTCTGCCGACGGGCTACGCGCATTCCTGCGTTAACCTGTTCCATTGTGGTGATCCCGTTTTCCCGGAAAGCCAGAACCCACTGGCGGCGGATTTCGTTCAGTTCGTTCTGGTCACGGTTAGCCAGACTCGCCGGGAAAGTTGCCAGTAACTGGCTGAACACACCGTTGATGATCTGCGCAACCTGCTGTACCTGCGGCTTTTCGTCGTACTGTTCCGGCATGTTGTTGGCGATCCGACGCATCTGCTCACGGTCAAAGTTAACCATCTGTGCGGCGATGTTTTTCATAGATCCACCCCGTAAATCCAGTCTGTGTTTGTCAGGTCCAGTTTTGGTTTGCTGGCTGTCACGACTGCCTGTTGCTTGTTACGGTTGATTTCGAGCTGGGTCCACTTGTCGCGGAGTTTGGCCGGGCTAAGCACGTTACCGGACCAGAAGTTGTCCTGGCATGCCCAGCGGAACAGTACACACATGTCGCGATGGTTGCGTCCGTCACGTTCACGCATCAGGCGGATATCGTTAGCCCACCCAGCAAAATTCGGTTTTCTGGCTGATGGTGCGATAGTCTTCACCATGTCAAACATCCACTCTGCGGCGGTCAGGTCTTCTGCTGTCCCCCACTTGCTGCCGCGCTGAATTGCAGCATCTGGTTTCTCCACAGGAAGATCGTTTTCTGGTTGGTTAGAGGATTCGCCAGAATTCTCTGACGAATAATCTTTTCTTTTTTCTTTTGTAATAGTGTCTTTTGTGTTCCCCTGTTTTGAGGGATAGCAATCCCCCAATTTGAGGGATGTTTTATCCCTCGTTTTAGGGGATTTTCCCTCGTTTTGAGGGATACACCATTCTGAGATGTTTTTGTTTGGTCCAAACATGCCGCCTTGCTGCTTGATAATATTCATTCTGACGAGTTCTAACTTGGCTTCATTGCACCGTTTGACAGGTAACTTTGTAATCTCGCTAAGTTGAGAATCGGTGATTCTGTCCATTGGTTTATTCCACCCATAGGTTTTACGCAGAATGGCAAGCAGCACTTTAAACTGTCGCTTGGTCAGATCTGCGCCCGAATAAGCCTCAAGCAGCATATTTGATAGTCTGGCGTAACCATCATCGAGATCTGCCACATTACGCTCCTGTCCGGCAAAGTTACCTCTGCCGAAGTTGAGTATTTTTGCTGTATTTGTCATAATGACTCCTGTGGATTGATCCAGTAATGACCTCAGAATTCCATCTGGATTTGTTCAGAACGCTCGGTTGCCGCCGGGCGTTTTTTCTTTGTGATTTCATCAAGCGCATACTTAAAAGCCCTACTAATCGGACTGATGTCTGATGCCATTCCGAAAGCACACAAGACCGAAGCAATAAACCTCCAGTCTGTTCTGCTTATCTTCGATTCATGACAGCCAATCATCTTTGCCAGACCGCGCTGGGTAAGCGTTGACAGGTTGATGAGTAAATCTGTTTCTGCGCGATCAACGTCGCGCTGTGATAGTTTGCTGTAACTTGTTTGTGTCATTTCTTACTATTCCCATAGGTAAATAATCACTAACACTCATCTTTCGATGAGTGCTTAATTAGTTACCGCGTTGTCGGCGGTGCAGATTGATAAAGAGCGGTGTTACTTATGCAGCCAGAAGGTTCTTTTTGCTTATTTCAAGCATTTCGCTTGCTTGATATTTGCCACCAGAAATCTCTTCGATTTTTGATGCGTATTTAGTTTTCCCAAAAAACTCAGTCTTAGGGAGGAAGCCGTTTTTGAGCCACTTATAGACAGCCCTTTCGCTAACTCCACAAGCCTTCGCAACTTCAGGGATGCCGACACCTTTAATCGGCTCATCAAGATTTTGCATAGGAATACCCTTTTTCGTACTTTCAGTACGCATTATGATTGAACTGAAAGTTTTTGCAAGTGCTTTAGTATCGTACTCATGGTTCAGAATGAAAAAGTGCGCAAAGAATTCGCCCAGCGGCTAGCGCAAGCCTGTAAAGAAGCTGGTCTTGATGAACATGGTAGGGGAATGGCCATAGCCCGTGCCCTTTCTCTTTCGTCCAAAGGCGTTAGCAAATGGTTTAATGCTGAGTCTTTACCACGCCAGGAAAAAATGAATGCGCTTGCGAAATTTCTAAACGTTGATGTTGTTTGGCTTCAGCACGGCACTTCGTTAAATGGAGCGAATGATGAAGATACTTTTTCAATTGTTGGCAAATTAAAAAAAGGGTTAGTGCGCGTGGTTGGTGAGGCAATTCTTGGTGTTGATGGTGCCATCGAGATGACCGAAGAGCGCGATGGGTGGCTCAAGATTTATAGCGATGATCCAGATGCCTTTGGTCTTCGTGTAAAAGGAGACAGCATGTGGCCCAGAATTAAATCAGGAGAATATGTACTCATTGAGCCTAACACCAAAGTATTCCCAGGTGATGAAGTGTTTGTCAGAACCATTGAAGGGCACAACATGATCAAGGTTCTTGGCTATGACAGAGACGGAGAATACCAATTTACAAGCATCAATCAAGACCACAGGCCAATAACGTTGCCTTATCATCAAGTAGCAAAGGTGGAGTATGTGGCTGGTATTTTGAAGCAATCTCGCCACCTAGATGACATCGAGGCAAGGGAATGGATTAAAAGTTCGTGACTTCATCGTCACATAGCTGGTAACCAATGGCCTGAAGAGACGTTTGGGTGACAAGAAGCATAGGTATTAACAATAACTTTCATGGTGATACGAATCAGTGGCTAAAAAAGGCGACTTTAAGCCTACCCAGAAAGAGGTTGACCAAGCTATTACTCGCTTGAAAAAAGTAACTTTTAGCGGAGTTTCGTGGACCGGAAGTGAGGGACGAACCCCAATCTGGTTTAAATTGGATCTCAAAGCTTTTGATGAAATTGGCAACCCAATCACAGGCATAAGATTTATGCTTCACTGGCGTTCTCCTATCGTTGAAGGGGTGGATATAGTGAAGCTTTCATTTGTGATGTTTCTTCATGACAGGCGCATTTACGCGCTTGACCCGTACCCTGCGCATAACAAGTCACACCGTAATAAATCTATAGTGCACCATCCAGATTTTGTTGAGGTGGCTCGAGGTCCTCACTATCACATGTACTTCGAATCAGCTGGGGAAGAAATTGCACTCAAGCTTGAAACGAACATCAAGCCAGATGATTTTTTTGGCTACTGGAATTATTTTTGCGAGGCGCTTAATATCATATATGAAGGCAGCCCACCTTTACCGAATCAAGATAAATCAGGTCAGCTATCATGGGAAATGTAACGTGTTCAACAGTCATATCTAAGCTCGGGTTTGAATGCCACCCAATGAGCGACACGTTGCTGCGCGTTATTAGTCCCTTCACATACTACGATGATTGTGAGCAGATAAGCGTATTCGTTCAAGAGATGAGTGGTCAGTATAGGGTTACAGACTACTGCGATACATTGATGAATATTGAATCACGCGGCATCCACCTGACTAAAAAGAAAATTGATCTGATCAGGTCATCACTCGCTTCGCAAGGAATTTCATTAAATGACTCTGGAGAGATATCTGCGTGGGCAGATGAGTCGTCCGTTGGACAGGTAACTGCAAATGTTATTCGTGGTGGGATTCTTGCATCCGCCCAAACTGCTGATTGGTATGCTGAGGTCAAAGACGATAAGTTCGAAAAATGTGTAATCAGTTACTTAAAATCAGCAGGGCTTGGGAAGCGACTAGCCTTAAAGGAAAAAGTGAAAGGTATTAGTGGGCATAACATTACTGTTCCGTTAACGCTAAGGAATGAGTCTCGACTAATACCACCAAAACGCGGGTTTACGGTAAGCCTTGCCAGCAGTAAAGGATGGAATACTGCCCACTCAACAGTTGGGAAGATTGTTGACTTAAGTCAGGTCGTTCCTGACATAAACAATAGATTTGTAATAGTTGACAGCGATGGGTTAACACCTGAGCTACAGCAACTATCACTACTATTTAATGATACCGCACGAGTGTTGCCATTCCATACCAGAGACTCTTGGATTGACTCTCTGGTAGCCTAGAAAAACCCGGCCTCTGCGCCGGGTTTTCTTTACCTCACGTTCGCCTCCCCTATTTAACATCCGCATATGTGCTAACCCACGAACTAACACGCCAGCAATACAGTCCTGAACCGCCCCGGTTTTCCTGGAGAGTGTTTTATCTGTGAACTCAGGCTGCC